GGATATTCCTTTATGTCGTAAGCAATATCAAAATCATCGCCTAATAATAACCTATAAACACCCATATAAACACGTGTATCAAACGATACAAATTCGCCTCTATTATCTACATATGGGATTAACGGTTGCGTGATACCTTTATCTTTTTCATCCTCATCTAAATTATCTATATACATAGCATTTTTTAATTTAGTTCCAACGGCGTAATTATCATCCATTTTCATATATAATAAAAACGAATTACCAACAGTCATAGGTAGCAATTTTCTCACAAACCACTCGCTAGTAGTCCTGTCCTCATAACGCATCCTAAAAAAATTATAAAATTGCCTAATTGCATAACCATCGCCAAACGCATTACTTGTGAAAAAATGGATCATATTTTTATCCGTGTTATCTAAAACACCCTGCTCCGTCGCTAATGTATAATTTATATTATTAATATGATTACTTATTACAGCTTCGTCTATCCCTGCTCGTTCAAAAAATCTCTTATCATAATCTAGTGCCATTGATATATTTATCTCGTTATAATTACGCTTCAAATATGCCTGCCAGTTATTATTGCCATCGCTATTTTCTATATCTATTTTATAAATATAAAAATCCTCAAAATAATCCATTAAATTAGGCGTTGTATTACTGCCTTTTATAATTAACTCATCCTCGCCAAGCTGATCCAATATATCTTTATTAAAACGCCCAAAATAATCTAAATTAACAGTTTTCTCTTGTTGCCCTGACATAATATAACGGTTTATTTTACTAGTATCCTTAATAGCATCGCCAGAAACATCTTTTATCATAGGCTTATAAGCAACTGACATTAAAAACGTTCTAGGTTTTAAATCCTTAACGATATCTAGCGATGTGCCTGTTTTATTAGAAAATATATTCTGCCATGTAATTCTATCTACATTTAAAATCGGGACCCATGTTTTATCATTATAATTCCAACCGTCTATTTTGTTTTTACCACGTTCATAAAATACCTTATCACGCTTATAATCGCCCTCAACATCTAATAATAAATTGCTTGGCATTAAGGTATCATAAACCGATTTCTCAACTATTTTATCAGTTATATCAAAGTCTTTTTTATTAAATGGGATACTTATACCGCTTAAAAATATTTCCTCCCAAGCAATAAATCTAACCTCATAAATTTCATCAATCGGATGCTCCGTATAAATAGCCCAGTCATCATCTTTCAAAATAGGCGCATCAAGTGTAATAGGTTTTAAATATTCCAACACATACGCTTTTTCGTCCTCTAACCCTAACTTATTTTCAACATATCTAGCATCAGTCAAATTATAACGCAGTGCTTTACCATATTGATTATAATCGTTCCTACGCATAATTGCATCAATATCATCGTTATTAATAGGCATTCCAACGGCATCTAAATCTTTAAAATCAAGCTCATTAAATTTATGCATTACAGGTATAATATTTAATTCAGCCCTAATAATATCATTTATTACATCATATAATGTAGGATTATTCCAAGCAAAATCGCCCACTGGTTTTTCACCTAATTTATTACGTAAATTACTACTTATTTTGATATGAGGTGCATATATTTCTAAATACTCGCCTATTACCTGAACTGCTGTTTTACGTGGTAAATTAGTCCTGCGTGTAATTGCCCTATTTGGTAATATAATATCGTGTAAATCTATCGTTGGCTCAACTAAATTAACTGTATATTCATACCTAATATAATTATTAAATGTAAACTCAACTTCCTCAAAATCTAAGACATAATAATTTTTATTTCCTAATAATGCATAACTTTTTATCTCAGCATCAAGTCGCTCATTTTCTAACTCAAATTGTAGCGTGATATTTTCCAAAGATTTATCATTATATTTACTAATCTTAATATCGTCATTATAATTTATTTTTTTATCGTTTATATATAAATCCATTATTTATTTACCACCCTACCTAATCGTGCATTATTATATTCTATTTTACGCCTTTCAATTTGCAAGTCTTTTATATCACTATAAATACCCAATATCTCTTTACCTGCAACATAACCAGCACCAATCCAACCACCAGCATAAATCATTAACGCCGATGATACAATATTTAACGCTCTTTTATATTTATTAGACATAATACTATCACCAGACCACTCAGCGTGTTTATCTAACACCGTGCCAAGCCCCTCTTTACCTAGACTAATTGCACGTGTTAAAACAAGCTGTGCCGTTCGGTTTATTTCTTGTGTCGGTTTACGTGGACTTGCTGTCGTAGGTGTTTTATCAACTTTCTCAATACCCTCGCTAGCACCACCCGTAGCACCATCGTTTTTTCGTATTAAAATTTCTATTGGTTGCTGTGCCATAATATCACTCCGTAAATGTCAGTGTCATTAAAGGCATATTACTATTACTTGCCTCTATACCTGCACCAGATAATACCATAATATAATTCTCGGTATAATCATCATCAATATAAGTTATTTCAATATTAAATTCAATATTTAAAATATCGTCCCCACGCCTAACACGCCTTACTTTTTGTAAGACAGGCGATACCTTACTAATTAAATTAATTGTTAAATTATTAACCCCACCGATTATTTGTGATTTAGTTTTGTTTTCGTTTCTTGGTTTTCTAGTATTAACTGCTGCTGCATAAGTCAAAATCGCAGTATCAAAATCTACCAACTCGCCATCAATTTTAATCTCTTTAATATCGCTTATATCTTGGCTAATTATAAAAATACCATTAACAACTACTGTTGCTTGGTAATTATCGTTTATCTCACTCCATACATTTAATAATTGTGGCGTCTCATAACTCATTTTAATCTGTGTCATGCCTAAATTATATGTAATACCTGTGTTATTTTGTGCGAATTCTCGTAAAATTTCAACGTATTTATTAATATCACGCACATAGGCTTGTAATTGTATCGGTTGGATTACGGCAGATTTAAAATTAGTCCCTGTCAATTTTTTAATAACTAGACATTCGCCGTCATTATTAAAATTAACCTCGTCTATTATTTTATTGAAATGCTCGCCTAATAACGCTTTAAATATATCAATCAACTAAATCCACCACCCTCATATTATATAAACCTGCTAAATGCTTAATATTACGCTCAACGTATTTATAATTACGAATTTCTTTAGCACTTCTACGCTCATTATAATTCACCTTATAAGCATAATCACCTGTTGTTTTTCCTGTATTATCAGGACGTGTCGCATATGGACCTGTAATAGTTATAACCCAATGCGACCCTATGTCCTGAGTTCCTACTAATTTACTTTGTGTCATCATATTTCTTGTATCTTTTGGCATATTTGCTAATAATGTTGTAAATAATTCCTTATAAAACGCTTCATTTCTCATAATCTACGCCTCAAAACAATAGTAGTTAGAATTCTACCTCTATGATCCATTATATTTTCAGTCTTATCAACCATTCTATATAAATTATTATCATATTCAACGAAAAAATCTGTCTTTGCCAAAACAAAATCAGGACTTTCAAGCGTTACAAGTAAATCTACCGTCTTTATATTTCCGTTAAATGTATTATTTTCTACCCTATTTATTTCCTTCGCATAAAATCTATCAATTAATTTAGCGTCTTTTAATAATTTATCACCCACATCATAATTAGCGCCATATACCCTGCATATTTTATTATAACCGCCTTTACCTCTCGCTATATTTCTCATAACGGATTAGCCCAACCATTATTTTTTAATATAATATAAGTCATCGGTGCTAAAATAGGCAGGTTATTAGGATTATAAATATGTAATTTGCCATTTTCTAAAAAATACTCAATTTGATATAATAACGCTTTTTTAAATGCTTCATTATTTGTTGGTATAGTAGCAGGTGCAAAATTAAATTTGATAAAATCCTGCACCACGCTAATTACCATCTCAATATAAATCTCGGCACTTTTAGTCTCATTATCAGGAGCTGTATTTTTTAATTCTATATCTAAATCTACACCCCTGAATATAAAATAATCGTTTTTAGTTATCATTTTTTAGTGCCTCCTTATTTTTTTAATTATGCTGATGTGTTGCCAGTGATTTTCGCTAATAACTCGTCGTGTAAACCTGCGACCCCGTATAATACGTCTAGTGATACTTGGTTTTTCTTAGTAGCGCTGTCATAATCCATAACCACTCTAATTGAGAAGTTTTCGCCCTGAGCGATATAATAATTTGCTCCACCAACTGGTGCGTCAAGTGGACGTGTTGCGAAAGTAACTGCGTCTCTATGTAATCCAAGTGATAAATACTTAGGCATAACTGTTACGCTAACAGCTGTTCCGTCATTTGCTACTGGGAACTCTTTAGCACCCTCATAACCGATTTTAGCGATTGAACTAGAACTTCCTTCTTTTGCTTCTGTAAATCTATATGCTACACCCTTATAAACAAAACCATCACCCTCTGCAATAGTCGCTGTTGCTGCGCTTAAATTACTAATTACTAAATAACCATCATCGCTATGTCTTTTAACTTTATAAGATGTTGCTGTTCCTGCTGTTTCTGCTAAGCTGTAAGGTAGGTTATTACTCATTAATGTATTAAGAGTATAAATTCTACCAAGTAATGCATCTCTTAATGCTTCACTAGTTCCCGCATATGCAACCTTACTTAAATTATCAGTAAGTGTATATGTATATCTGTGGTCTGGTGATAATACTAAATATCTACCTTCTTGTGGTGCTTTTTTATTTTCTAAATAATTAGCAACTTTTGCAATATCATCAATCTTAGTTGTGCCTGTTACACTTTTAGTTGTTAATTCAAAAGCTGTGTTTGCAATATCAGCATCAATTTTATTATTTAACGCTCTTACCGCTGGCGCTAATAACTGCTCGCTAAATTGCGGAACTTCTAGCGTTAAGTCTTTACTTGAAACTTCAAAACTCACGTCAGCAATTTTATCTAATTTAACTGGGACATATTTTTCTTTAACTGTTTGTCTTGATACTTGCCCTACGAATTCTTTACCAACAAACGATGTTGGAATTCTTACGTTTACCGTTTCGCCTACTCCTGCGAATTCTCCTGAATAATTACTATTTACAATATTTGTAAATACTCTTGTATTTTCTAACACATATAACGCTTCACGCGCGATTAATTCAGCTGTTAGAAATTTACCTGTTACATCACTTTTTGCCATTTTTTAACATCTCCTTATTTTTATTTTATTTTTTGGCTTGTTCTTGTCGTAATTTTATATACTCAGCATCTGTCTTTGCATCCTCTAATCTACGAGGTGTCGTGCCTGCATATTCGGCATTACTGCCCTTATTTGTGAAATTCTCAGCTAATACCTTTGGATTATTTTTAATAAACTCCTCTAAATTATCATCGTTAGTTTTAAATAACACATAGTCAATTAAATCAGCGTCCACACCTAAATCTTTTAATTTAATAGTGCGTTCAGCTCTCTCTTGCCTAATTTTATTTTCCTCTAACTCTTTTAATAATTTCTCATTATTGCTACGTAATTTAGTTATCTCATCACCCAATTTGATATTTAACTCAGCTTCTAATTTCTTACTCTCACGTGCTAGACGCTCACTAATAATTGCATCTATTTCCGCTTGCGTAAATTTTTTTTCCTCAGTCCCAGCAGGTGTCTCTGTCTTGTTATTTTCCACCACTTCAACTTCAGTTTTTTTAGTTTCTTCCATTTTATTTTCCTCCTCCTGAATTTTTACCGGCGACAGTTAGCCGTTTTCTATAAATCAATATAATCACTAACCAAATTGTCGTAATTATATTTAACCCCTAAATCATTTAATATCGTATCACGTGCCTCACGCCTTTCATCTGTCTTTAAATGTGCGTGCTTTGCAACGTGCGCCTCACGCAGTTTCTGCCATTTCATATATTTAGCATATTCCTGCCCCTGTTTCTCTACCAACTCACGCATTAACGTCTTGTCAGTCGTAGCACCCGCAGTCTGTTTATACATACGCCATTTATATTCATATTTCCTAATTTGGCGTTCCATATAACGTAAATCTTGCGTTGCCTTATATTTTGCATCTTTATAACTACCTGTCGTAATTCCTAAATCTCGCGCCATTTTATGCCCGTCAATTTCTAGTGCCTGCTCTATACTCACAGGCGTAAATGTATGCCTACAATTAGGTCTAGTCGTTAGGAATGGTTTTTTATCCCTTACGTGTTGCAACGGCATAATTTTTAATTTCCGTATGCCATCCTCTATTTTTTTAATAGTATCATCATCATAACCGAAACTCTTATATCTCATGTCATAATAATACCTACCCTGAAATGGTGCATGGTCGTCCGCACTATCCTCAAATACATTACAAATATAAAATACTCTACCAGCCTCGCCTCCTACCTTTAACTGCATTTCTCCTAACTCATGTGCGAGATCAGTCCTAACCCGCATCTCCATATATTCCTTATACCCATAATTCCTACCATTTTTACGAATTTTAGGCATCCTATCAATTCCATGTTGTGTTGCTTTTAATAAATCACGTTTTAAAGGCGCTATATTTTTAATTTGTAGGGTTTTTTCCATTTTTCCGATGTTAGATACCACCTCGTTTTTAAACCCGCTTAAATCAACCTTTAACATATCCTCCACTCGCTCTATTACTTTTAAATTAAAATCTATGTTTTTTTTACTCACATTCTTTAACTGATTATTTATAATAGCAAGCGGAGTATCTTTAATTAGACCTATTACAGGGACTGCTTTTAAATTATTCTCAGTCGCCATAAATATCTCTTGCAAAATATCCGTTAATAAATCTAACTGCTTATGCTTAATAGCCATTTTAATTAGTCGCCCTCATACGCATCTAGGAAATCACCAAATCCTGCATCCTTATTTATATTATTTTTAATATACTCAACCAGCTCAGGCTTGGGCTCGCCATATACCTCTAACACGAATTCCTCAGGTGATAATACACCGCTTATTACGGCTGACATATATTTATTTATAATATCGTATTTAAAATCCCTACGATAATTGCTCCAAGCGTCATCCTCACTCTCATTTAGCCATTTAATACGGAATTCTACCACCGACATAATACCCTCGCTAACTAACAGCCTATCTCGTTCCATCTCGGCGTTTTTATCCTCAATTATGCTGTCATCAAAATCTATCCTAATTCTATAATAATCACTCTCAGGTATATTTATTTTTTTATTAGTAAAATTATTACTAGCCTCAATTATCGCAACCGCTAAGTCATTTAACACACTATCAATTAATATCTGGTGTTTTACTAGCGTTTTATATGCTTGCGAATTTTCACTCATTACTTGCGTTGCTGTCGCTATACCTGACGCATCAAACCTATAATAAGTCTCACCAAATCCAACCTTGCTAGATAATATATTTAACTCCATATTAATTGCATCAACATGAGCCTGCACCCTTAACTCTCCTGACATATCTTTTATTAACTGCTCGCCATCAGGCGTGTTTGGTAATTTAAAATAAGTCGTATCCATAGGATTAAATGTTTTACTTGATTTACCATCTTTATTATGAACACTCCAAGCCTCATCGCTTACATGAAGACGCTTCCTACCAGCTACGAATTCGTTAGTAAAACTATCATATTTAATATCTATTGCTTTTAACGTGTCAAGCGAATTTGCGAATATACTAGTGCCTAACGCCTCATCATAACCTGCCCTGATATCGTTATTAGAAATAAATGGTCTTATCATTTGAAACCACGCAATATGCGACTTAGTATCAAATACGAAATTATCTACTAGTCTATCGTTTTTATAAATATAGCTGTGTATTTTATAAGTGCCATTTTCTAGTAAATGCAAAATATACCTAGTCTCGCCCGTGGCCTCAAACGTAAACCCTACCTCAGTAATAGTTTTATTTTTAATACTAATAGGCGTAAATTTAAACCTATCTACGAAATCTAACGTTAATTTGGTATCTGCACCTGCTTTTACCGTGCCTTTATCACCAACTAATAAATCCTCAACGCCCAACACCAACGCACCGAGACCCAACGCAAACGACTTCTCAACTGCCTCATTTGCCTTAACCCAAAAATTCATGTCATGCAAAATAGACTGCATTATATCGTTAGCTTTCTCATCGGGTAAAATAATATCGCACTGTTCGTTCATTAACATATTAGCCCAATCCTCACATACTTTTTTACCCATCTGCATTGTCAGTAATCGCATATTAATGAACTCGCTACCGTTCCACCAACGATAATTATGCACGTCATCAACATTACCTCTATACCAGTCAGCCCATGCATGAAAATCTACCTTATCAACCGGCAACACATAATTAGGCCCTTTTATTTTTCTAATTAATTCGTTAATCATAAACCACGTCTCCTCCATACGACTTCCATTGCATATCTAACAGCGTCAATGCTGTGATTATCTTTATCAGGATACCCTGTAATAGGATTACCCTCTTTATCTTTCTCAAACTCATAATTTAAAAACTCACTCGCTGTCTTAGGGCAACGCACAGGATCAATTACTATCTTGGTTAATCCTGCTAACCACTTAATACCCTCATGGACGCTATTAGGCCCTTTAATTGCCGGCCTCATATCAAACCCGAACGCTTTAAAATCATTAATAGATTTCATCTCAGCACTATCAGCTACAATAGTATAATTTTTTAAATCTAAAATCCTATCAGCCCACATCTCGTTGGTATGTTTATTCCCTACTTCCTCACGATAAATATATAACTCTCGCCTGTTAGCATCATAACTCATAGCAACTAATATATTAGGGTCAGGAAACCAGCCCCAGTCTTGCCCGTGATAAATATAATCAAACCTGTCAATCACATCTTGCCCTAATTCCCTTAATTCTATATTTTCAAATACCGTAGAGCCGTCCCCGACTGCCACGCCCATATACTCATGCTCGTATGCCTTAGGATTTAACTCTTTTAATATCTCGGCTTCCTCTAAAAAGAAATTACCTAACCACTCTCTAGGGACCTTAGTATAATCGCTCGTATGCACGAGCATATTAGGCTTACCTAATTCAGTATATTTATTTATCCAATGCGACCTACTGCGTGGCACGTTATAACTCAGAAATACCAACCCATCATCACCACCCCTAATTGCCGACTGCTTGATATTACGCATCTGCTCCTCGCCAGCGAACTGATCAGCTTCCTCAAACCATAATAACGCAATTTGCCCGAATGGTGGTTTTATGGATTTAATTTTCTCAGGCTCATCGCCACCTCTGAAATAAATAATTTGACCCGTTGGCTTATATACCATCTGCATCGGACTAGTAGTCTTAGTCCAATTATGCTCGTCCTCAATTTCACTAATAGCCCATGAGACCTGTGCGTAAACGCTGTCTCTTAATGTGTTAGCATATTTCCTAGTAATTAGTCCATGTATATTTGGATTAACTTTTATGAGCTCTACTATTTTCAACCCGACATAACTTGACTTAGTAGACCCACGCCCGCCTCTAAATGCAAACTCCTTATACTCACGATTATTTATATACCTATTTACATCAATAAATTGCGATGATAATAAATCGGCTGGTAGTCTATAAGTCCTGTCCTGACTATCTACCTCAACCTGCCCGACTATATTTGTCAGCAATTCAAAAGCCTTAGTATTATTTTTACTGACCGCCCCTTCAAACTGACCGAGTGCCATAAGCAAAAAATAGGTATATTGCTCGTCAGCTAATTCTATACCTCGCTTTTTTAATTTATCTACCTCCGCCTTAGGAAGAGGCAGTTTCATTAAATCATGGATAATATTTTTACTTGAAATAAATATCACCCCCGCAATGACAAGATAGGAAAAAGCCTACCTCACTTTTATTTTAAAGTATTTCTAAAAAAATTGCAACTCTTATTTTAAACTACTATTTTAACCATGCAGGGCTTATTTATAAAAATTATAATCATGCAGGGTTTGCAGGGTTTAGGGCTATTTTATAAACTTTTTCTTTATGCACGCATTATATAATAAGTAGTAAAAGGGCATAAACCCTGCAAACCCTGCTTTTTTACATATTTTACAAAGGAATAATGGCTTTTTTTATTTAAATGCTTATTTAAAATGTGCGTTTGAAAACACCTCTAGAAAGTTTATGTAAAATGCAACAAACCCTGCAAACCGTGCATCAAGCATTATTTAAGTAATAATTATCTCGTATTTAATAATGGCAAATAGTTGTTAATAAAATCGTTAATATCATAGACAACACCTGCAATAAACCCTCTCTTTTTCATAGTATTAATAAAATTAATTTGTTCTTGCGTAGGTTTGCGGGGCTTAATTTTAGTCTCAATAAAAGCTGTTTTTCCGTTGCTAGTAAAAAGTAATAAGTCGCTAAACCCACGAGGTAAACCAGTGCGGAAATATGAGCCTGTAATGAGTTGTCCGCCACCGACATTGACATCAAAACATATAATATTATTCTCACCACATACAGCTTGGATTTGTTTTGAGAGGAGTTTTTCAGGTGTCATTTAATAACCTCCCACTCAGGATAATTACGGTAGTGTTTTTTATTATTAAAGGCAATTATATGACTACCTTTTTTAACAGCGTATTTAAAAGGGAAATCAGTTAATAATTCTACACTGTCAGCTGGTGTAATAATAAAGTCGTCGGCATATAAAAGTAAATGCGGTATATTATTATGGGTAAATTCAGTAATAAGTTGGACTACGATAAATTCGTTAGTATCTAATTTGACGTAAAACATAATTTTTGATCCTCCTATTTGAGATATATTTTTTAAAGATAAATGACCCAGACTAATTTAAAAGGTTTATTTTTTTTAGTAAGGTCACAGCGTAATTCAGTGTGTGCTATTAGGATGTCAATTTGCATAATA